AATAAAATGTTATAATACCATATTAATGGATCGCAATTTTCACTCGTTCTAAAAACCTTTTCATTAGTTGAATCATAGCTTTTTTTAACCTCTTTCTTAATTTGTATTTTATATGGCTTTGTATTATATTTCTTAGTATTTAATATTTTTCTTATATTATTATCATTAAACATGAAAGGTTTTAGGTCTTTAATATTTAACATTCGCTATGTGTAATACTCACTTTTTCTTTATTATCTTTTTCTTTATTATTAAAAAAGGCGTTATTTAAATCCGTTTTCTGTTTTTCTACTGCACCTAAGGTCTGTTCTTGTATATTTATATAATTAATGAAATTATTCAATTTGGATAAAATAGTATCATCGAAATTATTCATATTTATAAAACAACCATTTCTATTACTTGAAATATGTATATTATTCGTTTTTAATATTTCTAAAATCTTTGGATGATGAATTGCTTCCATAGATTCAATAATCTTTTTCAAATCGGTTAATTTATCCATGCGTTCTTTCTTTTCTTTTTCCATTTATAAAAAAAATAATATTACTTTTATATTATTATTTTTATACATTACTTATCGCTTGGAACATGACATGAACCGGATATATTTAAAATTTTTTGACCACTTTTGTCTTTCTTTGTTTTACATAGTTCTCCTAATATTGATATAGTATCATCATTTAATTGATATCTAATTCCTATTACCTTTATTATAATATCTTCCCCTTCTTTTGTAATATCTGAATAACTCTTATCTTTTATATGGTGTTCTCGTGCAACAAATACCGTAATCGGTGATTCAAATGATTTAATGCCGTCACCACTTTTATCTAAACAATGATCTTTATTATAAATAGCCCTTATACCCGCTTTTGTAATATTGCATACTGTACATCTAATCCTCATACCTTCAGCAGGCTTACACAATAAGCATTTAAATGAAACATCAAAACATATATTTGAACTATTAGCTACTCCAGCAGAATATGATATTATTTCAACCGAACCTTTTTTCACATAACCTTCACTAGCACAACGACCTTCCAAATTGTTGGATAATAAATTTGTTAATATTTTACCAATATTTTTACCAATAAGTTTAAAAGGAACAACAACTTTTCTTGTTAAAACGTTTTCCATATAAATTCCGTATTGTTTTCTTCTAGCAAGATTAGTAGACATTATATATAACAGATATTATCTTTTTAAATATAAATCAATTTTATTTTACTCTATCAATAAGTCTTGGTAAATTGTCTTCTTTTTGGGCAATTCCGACACGCCGTATAAAATAGTATCCACGCAATCGAAAAAATATCTTTTTCCATCCATTTTATCATTTAAATGTCTTAATATAAATTCAACCATTAAACACGTATGGTAAGGTGTTAAATTTGCCCATTTTTTCAATTCCTCTTTATGGTCAAATTTCTTCTGTTTATTTAATTCGGCTATTAATTTGTCTTCCCGTTCCTTTTTAATTTTCTTCTCCCCATCATTCAACATATTATCTGTATTTTTTTTTAATAAAAGTCTTATCAACATGCCTCTTGCCGCCTGGCTCATTCTTTTATTAGCATTATTATCGCACCTTACTCCTTTATTTACCTTATTCCCTTCTATTTTTTTATACCGGAATACTATATCATCTTTCCTTGTTTCATCAATATAACTTGAGAATCCTATTAGTTCATATATTTTATTCATATTCAACCTTTCTATAGGTCTTTCTTCTATGTATTTTTTTAAATAAACCATCATCATTGATTCCTCTATTTTTTCATATTTATCGCCAACTTTCTTAACTACAAATATCTCCCCCTTTGATTTATCATCAAATATATTTGATTTAAAATTACTTATAATACAATATTCATCATCCATAAAGATATATTTTGAAAAATACTCTTTGATTATGGCTTTGGCTTTATCCCTAATATTTTCTTTGTACATGTCATCTTTTTGATATATATTTAACAACTTCAATTTAGAATTAAAATTGTCTTTCAACCCATCTATCATTTTAAAAACCGAATGCTTTTTTAACTCGTCCTTGTCCATATTCATTTTTTCATGCAATAGTGTAGTAACATTCTTTATTTGATAATGGAATTTTTTACTAAAAGATGTATCCACTTTTGATTTATCTTCTTCCCACGACTTTATCGTGTTCTCAAATTTATTATCATCAAATACAAATTCCAAATGTTCAAAAAACTCTTTTACAATATCAAATTTATCTTTTACCTTCTTCTTTAAATCTTTCAATTTTATCATAATGCTATTGGGTTTATAAGGCATAGGATGTTGTCTTTGATACATCGTTAATTGTTCTTGACCTATTTCAATCGGCTGAAATAAATATAAAGTGGAAACATTTAATAATCTACCCTTCCTTCCAAGATTGTCTTCAATGTATTCGGTTTTATCATTTATTAATATAGATAACGCATTGAGAATCTCATCTCTTTTATAATCTCTTTTAACCTTTATAGAGTTTATTAAATCCTCTTTTTCATACATATATTTTTCTTTAAACAACCTTTTTATGATTTCTATTATTTTAGTTACTGTTAATGTAATGAACTTTTGATTATAAGTATATTTATTCGGTTCGCCATCTACTCCTATATGGGGCTTACAATTAAATTCACAATCCATAAAATCACATATTTGACTTTTCTCGCTGTGTCCTATATCAAAATTAAATGAAATATCGCGGCCGTCTTCTTCTTGTCTTGGTAAAACAATTTCCCTTGTTACATTTAATATCTTCTTATTAAGATTTTGTTGATTCTCATTTAATTTACAATCTATAGCTGTTTCTTTTAATACTCTTGCCACCTTTCCTGTTATTTCTGCTTTCTTTTCAGCCACCCTATACATATACAAATCCGCGGCCTCTTTATTATCAGTTAATCCGTATGTTCCGTGTAAACATATTAACACATTTCTATCTTTAAACTTTAAATTACAATGACTTTGATTCCTTATAGCACGACCTTCTATTTGTCCTGTCCTATTTAAGTTATACCACGCGTCCAAAATATGCACTTGACGTATATTCGCAAAATCCAATCCTTCTGAACCAGCTTGCGATATTATTATTACTTTTATTTTCTCACCATTCTTATTGGTCTCATCATTACATATGTTCATCGTTTCCTTCAGGTTTTTATTTAATTCTTTATTACCTGTTATCATAATATATTTCCCTTTCTCTGTCTGGTATCTTTGATTGATTGATTTAAATAATGAACCGCCATACTTACTATAACCCGATTCTTCCAAAGCTAACGCAACAGGAATACAACCCCCTTCGATAAATTGTGAATATATAAGCACAATCCCTTTAGACCTATCCACCTCCTTTATAATTTGTGCGATCTTACCACTATATTGTTTTAAATTGTCTTTTTTAAAAAATCCTTCATGATTTTCTTTGTACTCAAATTCATTTAATAGGTTATGATTATAATTCATAATCCCTTTTAAACCATTCGAACCATATCTATATTTCCAATCTTCTTTATCCCCTTCAGGATAACATATATTTAATAATTGCGATGGAACCGTCAGCATCGTATATGAAAAATTCTCTTGTGTCGCATTCAATAAATTCTTATCTATCAAATCTTGTATATATCCTTCATACCCTTTTTTCTGTTCATCGCCCGGTTTCGTCATAAATAAATCTAAATGTTTTATACCTATATCTTCATTCCTATCTGGAGGAATATTATGATCATTCATTTGTTTTGTAGGATATGTAAAATCATCTTTTTCCTTTATCATATATTTTAATGAATTATTTCTATAACCACCTAACGTAGTATCATCATTAGGATATAACCTAAATGGAAATAAATAAGGATCTTCTCCCTGCACAAATGATACATATCCCCTTGATTTTTGGATTAATAATTCTTCCCCATTTTCCGTCATGCTGCCATCTGGATTAAATATATCTGTCGTTTTAATAGAATATCTATCATCATTCAAATTCATTAAATTCAATAACCATATTATTTCTTCGTGACTATTATACATCGGCGTTCCAGTCAATAATAATAATTTAAGGTTATCCGCATATGTAACCAATTTTTGAAAATATTCAGTTGTGCTTTTCATTGTATTCGTATCCTTTTTACTACCTACTATCTCAGTATCTCTTATATTATGAACCTCATCTATTATAATTAATCTATCCGAATATTTATCTCTAATAGCTTGAATTTTAATTTTAATTTGCTTATCATCATCCCCTTCTTTAATGCTAAATTTTTTAATCTCTTTCTCTATTTGTCTTGCAAATTCCAAATAAGCCATAAATTCATAATTCTCTTTTATAATTGCATTAATTTGTTTTACAACATCTTCTCTACTCAAATTTTCCATATTCATTGGATTTATCTCTTTTATAAATTTATTCCCTACACAGGATTTTATATTCCATAATCCACCAATTTTTTTTAATTTATGTTCTGGAAATAATTGTTTCCTATAATTATCTTGAACAAGTTTGGACGCTACAATTATGATTTTTTTATTTACCCCCATTTGATTAGCATAAGTTCTGAATTCTTCAGCTACTCCTATAGAAGAACAAGTTTTTCCTGTACCTAAACCGTGGTATATTAATAAACTATTGTATGGTGTCGCGAATGATAAATAGTTTCTTATAAATTTTTGATGCGGTAATAATTCAAACTCTAAATTTTCACATATACTATCGACCGTTTTTTTAAACTCTTTTCCGCGACTTTCATCCTCATCTGATTTTTTTTCAGGCAATTCTCTTTCAGCATATTTATTACCATCCCTAAATTCCTTTTTATTATAAATTTTTTTATTAAAATTTGGGTCCTCTAATAAAGGGTATAAAAGATAATCATCTTCTTCCAAAGCTTCACCTTCTTTTTTCTCATCATCTCTATTTTTTTTTTCTACACATTGTAAAAAATCGTTATATTCATTTTTACTTTTATCTATATGGTCTAATGAACCATTTTCAGTAACAAATTTTTTCATATCCGCAATTAATTCTTCACAACTTTTATTTGTCTTTTCCTTTTTCTTTGGTTTCGCCTTTTTCTCTTTCTTCGCTTTTGGGGGTTTCTTTTCTTCTATCCTTGTACATCTATTGTTTATTATTTCACATCTATCATCGTGTTCATCATCATCATCTGCTTTATTGCATCTTCTTGTAGCCTCTTTATATTTACATTTTGTAGTTTTGGGTGCCTTCTTTGTTTTATTTTGTTTTGTTTTTTTAACCACTTTCTTTGTTTGTTTTTTCGTTTGTTTCTTCGCTACAGGTGCTTTCTTTTCTTCTTTTGGATTATTTAAAGAGTCTAATGCGATTTTGTGCGTATCTTTTCCCAAAGATTTATAAGAATCAACACCTGTTTTTAAATGATAAAACCTAAGAGGAGCTGACCACATCTTCTCAGGAAACTTTAATGCAATCATCAAATGTTTTAAATCCGGATATTCATCCTCAATCTTCTCAATTTTTAACTCTTTCATCCTATCGTTTATCGCTTTAACTCCTTCTTCATAACTATCATCAACACCAAGGGTCCATCGCCCTTCTTTTTCTTCAAAATTTATTAATTTCAGTTTAAATAATATTTTGTTTGGAGGTTTCGTTTTTTTAAAATATATTTTATCTCCCACAACCCTTTTATTATCATTAATCCATATATCTGGAAGTCCACCACCAATTAATATATTATGATTCGTATTCATTAATATATTATGAGATTAAACTATATTTATGTATTATTTTATCGATATTTTTAATAATTTCGGTCTTCTCTAAATTATAAGGTCTAATGTGTTGCAAACATTCTTCTAATGTTAGCCATTTCATATTACTTACTTCGCTTTTTTGATATTTATCCATTTTTTTATTGTCCCCCACATAAATAGCTAAATAATATTTATGCTTGTATGATTTGAAATTTGAACCCATGAAAATCTCTTCATACGGTAATATATTTCTAACTACAATATAATCATTTTCCGTATAACCCGTTTCTTCATTAAATTCCCTTTGTGCACAAACATTATCCGTTTCCATATAATTCCTTCTTCCTTTCGGGAATCCCCATTCCGGCGTTTCCCATTGCGTTTCACTTTCATTAATTAATGATTCTAAATTATAAAAATCCTTTTCAAACATATATACCCCTTCTCTTATTTGTTGAAACTTTTGTTTTGATAATTTTTCTTCTTGTGCGTATTGAACCCTAACATAATTACCCCATAAATCATTCCATAATTCCTGAAAAGATAATTTTAATAACTTTTCCTTCTCACGTATTGTCATTTCACTTATAATATTTTTAATATATGATTTGTTATACAGTGGATACTTTCCTCTTATAAAATCAACATATCCTAACGTATCTTTTCTACAAATAGTTAAATATTTCGCTTTATCCCCATCCACATCTATACATATTATACCAGAACTGGTAATAGGTTTTTTACAAGCGTGAAATACATGTCCCATTTTACCACAGTTGTTACAAAACTGATAATTTTTGTTATTCATTTATATGTTAAAATCAATTTGTTTTTATATTGTTTGGTATATAAATGCCTCAACTTAGGAATAAACAAAAATTAGACCCGCAAGTATGGTATCCATATTTTAAATTTACTCTTCAAACAATAGGTATGACATACCCGAATAACCCCAATGATGTTACCAAGAAAAAATATTTCACTCTAATTCAAAATCTACCTTTTTATTTTCCCATAAAACCCATGGGTAAAAATTTCTCAAAATTATTAAATCAATATCCGGTTCAACCATATTTAGACAACAGAATGAATTTTGGCAAGTGGATTCATTATATTACAAATAAATTAAATGAAGAACTTGAATTACCAACAAACACTTTTTATGAAAGTTTAGAAGAATATTATGATGAATTTAAACCAAAAGAGCTTATAGACCAGGAATATTTTAACAAGAAGAAAAAATATATATTTGCTGGTGTAGGTGGAATTATGATTTTTGGAATATATTGGATGTATAATAACTGAAAAAAAAGCACCGCGTTTATAATATAATCTTAATAATTAATATATGAACGATAACGCAAGAAAACGATTCGCTAGAATAAAAGCTATTATCGATGGGAAGAAAGCTTCAAATACAAAACCCTTTAAAGTATCAGGGACAAGAAGGCATAGACACAGACAAACACCAGCACGACCATCACATACATCAAACATACAAACTAAAGATGATGTAAAAAAAGATTTTTTGAAATATATTAAAGATAAACAATCAGACAGCCTCGAGTCAGCCGAAGAGTTACTGGATTATATAGATAAAAATTGGGACGCAGAAGACATTAGGAAAGCGTTTGGTACTATACAACTGGATGGTATGCGTCAAACGTCTGCGTTAGATCCAAAAGAAGATACAAAAAAAGCTATGGAAGAATTTTATTTGGGTCCAAAGAACACGCCAAATGGGGTCAGAATGGCTGCTCTTATGAAATTAGTGCGAAATATGGAGGCGATTAAAAAAAATGAAAAACAAACGTTAAAAAAACAATTAAGTAATGAAGGAAAAAAATTATTCACAGATGGAAATGATGACGAGGTAATGACAATGATATCTAATCCTATGTTGAAGAAGAAGGGAAAACAAGCCACTATAGGTGGTAAAACAAGAAAAAGGCGACGTAAAAAGAAAAGGAGAACTCGTAAAAGGCGACGTACAAAGAAAAAGAGAAAACGTAGAAGAAAGAAACGCCGTAGAACTCGTAAATAATATTATGTTTTGAATATATAATATTATGTCTAAAAGGGTTACTTTTAGTGAGGAATGTTTTGCCAATAAAAAATGTCCGAAAGAACGACCTCATTGTATTAAAACAACTACAGGTGAAGAAGGTAAAAATATTGTTGGTAATTGTGGCGAGATTATGGAATTTAACAAATGGCAAAAAAAAGTATATAAAACAAATGAAAACCCTTATAATTATGGAGGGTATTATAGTGATAAAGGTTTTGACCCAGGAAAATTTGGCGAATACGATATGAAAGGAGAATTAATAAGTGTTTTTACCAATCCGCTATATGAGCAAGTTAAACGACGCAATGAGTGGTGGAAAGGTGGTAAAAAGAAAAAGAGAACGCGTAAAAGAAGAAGAAAGAAACGCCGTAGAACTCGTAAAAGAAGAAGAAAGAAACGCCGTAGAACTCGTAAATAATTAATATTAATTTTATAAGTGAATATTAATGTATCAACCAGAGAAACCTTTTTGGAAAATGAATATAAAAGAACTTCAAGAACATGTAAATAAATTTAAACCATGTACAAAGAAAAAACGTTTTCATTATCGTAAAAGATTTACCATTAAAACTAAAAGTAAAAAAGGAAAACGACTAAAAATTAAATTAAGACAGACAAGAAAAAATATAAATTAAACATATGGATAATAGTGGAAACAATATAAAATTAGAAATAGAAATGACGAATAGGGAAAGAGGTGATTCAGTAATTAGCGATATTGAAGCGGCTTTAGATATACCTATCCAAAAAAATATAACTTTAAGTGATGAGGAGATAAAAACAATAAATAAATGTAATAAATGCGACAGTGTTTTTAATAAATATGAATGGATTATTAGAAGTTTAACTATAATATTTGGTATAGGATCAGTAGTTGCTTTAGTATATGCGATAGGATATGGGTTAATACAATTATTACAATTATTAATAAATTATTAATAATATATATATGAGAATAGAATACTGGATATTTTTAGTTACAGGATTTTTAATTTATGATACATATCATGAGGGGAAATATTCACAATATTTATTATCGGGAAAGAAATATTATAAAATGATGATGTATGCTTTTGTAGGAATATCTTTATGGTCATTTATGAAAAAACATCCAAATGAATCGCGAGGGTTGATGAGTAGAGCAGCGGATATAATTAAGTATGTGCCTATTGATAGTGAAGCAAAAGATTTATTAACACCTATTTTTGATTTTACAAGTGCGAAAGATAATATAAGTTCAATGATTCCTCAAGGGGCATCAGCACCAATGAATCGTATGATGAGTTCCGGCGTAAAGTCTACTCAAAGACGAGTTGTTAGTGAAACTAAAAAGAAATATGTAGCGTCGCAACAAAATTGGAAATGTAAAAAATGCAACGACCAATTATCATATACATTTGAAGTAGATCATAGGATAAGTTTAGAGGATGGAGGTTCTAACCATGTGACGAATTTAGATGCATTATGTGTGGGGTGTCATAAAGAGAAAACGGTATCGAAAAATTTATTTTAATTAATATTGTTATTTAATTAATATTAATTGAGAAATATTAATGTCCATAATTAATATACTTTAATGGGATCAGCAGGAATTTATGTACTTTGGACACTAATGGTAATAGGTATATTAGCATTTTTATATTTTATAATTATGAATACGAAACCTAAAGATAAGTTTAGATTACAAATGATGTTATATTCGGCAGTAAGTAGTTTAGGTTTCATAATATTACCTTTAGTGTATATATTAAAAAAAATAGGGAGCGCTTTGTTATATATTATACCATTGCATCGTTCGGAAATATTATCGGATAAATTGGGAATGGATATGCTTGGTAATGATGCGTGGAGGTCCAAGAATTTATTTACAACATTAACGATACTATTCGTATTTACATTTGCGGCAGCGGTATTGAATATGTTTGTTTTTAACCCATATGATATCGATACGGCAAAAATATTTGGAAATTGGGGTGCGCCTGTAGCATTTTCAATGTTAGCTATAGTTATATTATATACTTTTTATCTTTTCCATAAAGGGAAGACTGATAAAATGAATCCCGAAAACGTATTTCCATCAGATAAGACATTTAGGGAACAAGCATCTTGGTCATTAAAAAGGGGTGGGACATTTTTGAAATCATTGATTATATTGGCTGTTGTTTTGGGCATATTGATAGGCATGTTATACATGGCGATGACGAGTCCAGAATATGGAGAGTGGATAGCATCATCATTAATGATTATGACTGGACTTGTAATATTAACATTAACCTATTTCGCAATAAAAGATACCAAATTGATTCAGGGTATAATGAAAATTAAAATACTACAATTGCTATTTCATTTGGTTTTTTTAATTCCGTGTATAATTATTGAAATAGTAAATTATATTTATCAGGAAATTAAACACACCCCACAAACAATATATAATATATTAATTGCTGAAATTGTTTTTGTAGCTTTATATTTTGTATTACCAATCCTTCAAAAAAAATTATATACTTTTACACCTTTTCAAGAAGATACTACTTCTGTTCAAAAGGCGAAATTGAATTTAACATATCAAAAAGAAATAGGGATACAAAAAAGAATTAGAGAAGAAAAGAAGAGATTGACGGGTCCTTACCCAGAATTGAATGTGGCTGGTTTTATAGATACAATTCAAAAAGAGAATTTAATGTTACCAGCAAAAAGCGTAGAATTAGACAATCATATAATACAGCATATTTGTAAAAAGTGTAGATTGCCTGAGACTGATGTAAATTATATGAAACCGGGTGATTGGAAAAGTACGTCAGGGAAAGCAATATTACCAGAAATTCGTAAATTATTAAAAGGTGATTCAGGTGTTATAAGACAATTAGCAAAATTGGAGTCAGAATTGGCGAATACCAGAAGTGACGCAAAAATATTAGACCAAATGATAAAAAATGGAGAGGGTTCTTTGGTAACAAAGGTGGTTAAAATGTATCCTACTACTTTAAATGTGCAACAAAAATATGCCAATTATAAAGATTTACGTTCTGGAGGGAAATTAATTGCTGATGATATAAGGTATAATTATGGTTTAAGTTGTTGGTTTTTTTTACATAGTAATTCACCTAATTTTTACAAGGATAAATACTATTCTATAATAAATTATAGTAATAAACCAAACGTAATGTATAATCCAATAAAAAATAAATTAAAAATAAAAGTTCAAACAAATACGAATGCAACAAGAGAATTTAAATTTGATAATATTAAATTACAAAAATGGAATAATTTAGTAATAAATTATGGGAACGGCGTTTTAGATATATTTATGGATACAAAACTGATAGGTAGTTTTCCACAAGTTATACCTTATAATTCTTCTGATAATTTAACAGTAGGAGATGGAGATGGAGTTCATAAAGGTTTGAATGGGGGGATCTGTAATGTTGTATTTTATGGGAATATGTTAAGGAAAAAAAGAATAGATTTTAACTATGAATATTTAAAAAATAAAAATCCACCAACATTATAAATTATCTAAATCTATATTATATTATGGAAACGAAACAAATTTTGTTTTATTTAATCATCGCAGTGATAGTTTATTTGGTATATCAATTCTTTTTCAAAGATCACTCTGTTGCTGATTTACAAGGGATGCATAATGCGAAAGTAGCGGTATCCATTAATGCGGACAAAATGCCAAGTTCGGGTGGTTCAAATGATTATACATTTAGTGTTTGGGTGTATGTAAATAATTGGTCATACAAATATGGAAAAGAGAAAATAATAATTAAAAGAGAAACATCAGATAGTAATAAAAACCCAATTCCACAAATATCTTTAGGGGGAAATACAAATGATTTAAAAATTCAATTATCAACTTATTCTGGAGGAGATGATGGCGCGGGTGGAAATATAGATGAATGTCATGTGAAAAATATACCTTTACAAAAATGGGTTCATATACTAATGAGTGTAAATAATAGAACGAATGATGTTTATATTGATGGTAAATTAGTATCTACTTGTATGCTTCAGGGTGTTGCGAAATTAGATAATAAAGGACCATTACAATTAACACCAGGTGGAGGATTTTCAGGATTCACATCTAAATTACGTTATTATGCTCGTTCTATAAATCCACGCGAAGCATACGAAATATATAAAGAAGGTTTTAGTGATAGTTGGTTGGGTGAAAGTACCAGCAAGTATAAATTAAAGTTGGCTTTCTTTAGCGATGGCTCCGAGATGAACAGTTGGAGCATATAATTAATTATGATAATGAATATATTTAATATCATAATTAATATATATATGTCTTATTCAAGTTTTTCAAATAATTTTGGGAATAATAGTGTAGCAGGCGATTTAGGAGGCGCTGCTGGTAGTGCTACAGGTGCGATGTCTGGAACATTTAATAAATTTAAAAGCAATAAGTATGTTTCAGGCGCAACTGATTTTTTAATGTCTAATTCTGCTGTAGCAAAATTTTGTTTTTTCATTTTAATAGTGCTTTTGTTTGTATTTAGTATGAGATTTGGAAGTAAAGTATTATCTTGGTTATTCGCACCATCACCAAACCCATATTTGGTTGGGGGTATGAAATCCGGTAAAAAGTATATGAAAATTATTCAAGACCCAAGAGATAGAGAAGCCATTCCATTATTGCGATCAGACAATGAGCGCGAAGGGACCACTTTTACATATTCGGTATGGTTATACATAGAAGATTTAGCAAATTATAGAGAAGGTAAAAGGAAACATGTCTTCCATAAAGGAAGTGAAACATTTGCAAGAGAATCAGAATGGAGAGTTGGCGATAACGATAAAGTTGATGTTAGTGAAATGGCTTTCCCAAATAATTCACCTGGATTATTTATTGCTGAAAGTGATAATACACTTATAGTAACTGTAAACACGTTTGACCATATTTTAGAAGAAGTTCATATACCTAATATACCACTTAATAAATGGATAAATGTAAGTATTAGAGTATCTAATTTGAATTTAGATACATTTATTAATGGTAATATAGCTGTAAGACATAGATTAAGAAGTCCTGTAAAACAAAACTATGGCGATGTCCATGTAAATGCTAATGGCGGATTTGATGGCATGCTTTCTTCTTTGAGATATTTTAATTCATCATTATCATCAGCAGAAATTATGGATATTGTCCGCGCTGGTCCAAATTTAAAAATGGATAAATCAATGAATATCTTCCCACCATATATTTCAATGAGGTGGTTTTTCAGGGATAACGATCAAAGAACTGCTTAATTAATTATTTCAAAAAAGTAATAATTAATTATTTCCTTAAATTTGGATTTACGCAAATATCACGCGTTGGAAATATATCACCACTCATGCATTTATCATTTTCATCAATTTCTATACAAGTTCTTTTTTTATTCAAAGTTCCAACATAACAATAACCTGCCTTTTTAGCCAATTGTATATCCGCATCATTAGATAAATCGGGCGACGGTGTAGGTTCATTCTTTTCTCTTGGTTCATCCAGTGTTTTTTCTAATTTAGATGGGGTGTAGTTATCTTCTTCTTGTTTTTCCTCTAAAGCGTGTTCAATCTCTTTTACACCTCTTTCGGTATTTTCTTCTGTGTTTTCTAAACCATCTCCAAATAATTTGGCGAATAAAGTAACACCTTCAGTCATATAATAATATACATTCAACCCCAATAATGATATTAAAAGAACTAAAAATAATATTTTTATATAAAAAAACGCGTTATCGGTATTTATACTTTTGGGTTCTTTAAAAACCGTTGGTTCTTCAAAAATTGACGGGTCGGGTGCTGATGTTTTCAATACTGGTAATAGTTTCGGATCAAGTTCAGTAGCCATATAATATTTACAATTAAAAAAATATTATATACATTACTATTTCCTAAATTAAGCAAAGGTTTTACAACCACAATTAGGATCCGTTTGGTGCAATAATAAAAATGAATGTAACGTTTTTCCAATACGAGGTGCTGTTCCGGACTTAGCGCCGTTCCCATAGGTTACACCATTGATAACAATTTTGTCATTTGCGGTAGCTAATGCTGCCCGACGTCTTCGATTATTTGGATTTACTGGCATTATACATTAAAGCAAGAAAAAAACTATTTGTTTCTTGGAACCATATTTGTTAATTTATTCATTTTATCCAATTTATCTATTGTTTTTTCTAAATTACCCGACGTTAAACTATTATTAAATAAATAATCTGTTGCTGGCTTAACTTCATTTTTCTTAATAATTTTATAAATCATATCTATTTTGGATGTTATTCTTTTAATATGTTCTTCATTTTTTAATAATGGTATTTTTGTATCAAATGATTCTGTTAATAATGATATCGCAAAATATATCATAAATTTGCGTTTTCTTTTTGAACCCGGTTGATATCTAACACAAAACAAATCGCTCAACGCATCCACAATATTATTTATCGCTTTATTTCTTTTATTTGCTTCATTTAAAATAACATCCCATATTATCCATATAATATCGTTACGGTATTTATTTTCTACGGTATAATTGCGTACCCCACCTACTAATTTTAATTTCTGATTTTTTTTACATAAAGCTTCAAATCCAGTTATCCACTCCACCCAATAAAACGCTTCGTTTGAATTTCTTTGCCTTTTAGTTATATGATAAGCCAGTTCATTTATCGCTATAAATAATTCTTTTGGGTCATCTGAATGTCTAAATATACTGTGTGCATATAAAATGCTCTCCGCTTTCAATCTACCAGACATATGAGTTGATGAAAATTCAACATCTCGTATTTTTACACTGTCGTATGAGTTCTTCTTCTTTGATTGACAAATAACACATATTATTTCCCCAAATAATCTTCTAATTTTACTATTATTTCTCATTTTTATTTCATTTCCTATATATCCACCATTTGCTATATTTTTAAAATCGTTAAATCTTAAATTCATATATGAAGGTAATAATGGATTTCCTAAATGAATATTATTACTCATAAACAAAAATAAAATTTCCCATAATTCCAAAAAATGTCCAGCACATATAAACTCTATTGCCCAATAACAAGCATCTTCTATTTTTCCTGCTTTCAAATATTTTAGTAATTCCTTTTTAGCGGCACTTTTTTTATAATTGGAAAAGGTTATCCCTCTGAATTCTTTTTGTGCCCTTTTATCATTTATTTCATTGTCATTCATATTATATTTTATTAAAAAAAAAAGCGAGTTTATTCCCAATTAATAATGTTAATAATTAATATATGATAAAAAGTATAAATAATTGTTTTAAATTTTTTAAATCATTTTACAAAAAATCATCAATTTGGACAAAAATAATTATATTTATAATATTGGCGTTAATATTCACAAAAATAGCCAATGCTAATACGCCACGCGTTGAAGGATTTTCACAAAGTCGCAAATTTGTTGTTAAAAAAAATAATAATTTATATGACGATTTTTATTGTTCCATATATGATCAACTTTTGTATGACCCTAAAAAAAATGATTTTGAAGTTCAACAAATAGAAGATATTACAAAACTTAATAAAAATAGCACTGTTTTGGATTTAGGATGCGGAAAAGGTCATTATGTTAATTTTTATTCTAAAAAAGCTATGTCTGGACACGGTATTGATAAATCAAAATCCATGATAAAAGATTGTAAGAAAAAATATCCACATTGTAAATTTAAACACGGCGATATGTTAAACGGTATGATTTATAGCAGCAATTCATTCACACACGCTATTTGTTTGTATTTTACTATCTATTATATTAAAAATAAACAACAATTTTTTGAGAATGTTTATAAATGGTTGAAACCCGGAGGTTATTTAGTACTTCATATGGTAAATAGAGATAAATTTGACCCAATGATCCCACCTTCAAATCCTTTACTTATGGTAAGTCCACAGAAATATGCAAAAGAAAGACTAACTAAATCACAAGTAAGATTTCAAGATTTTATGTATAAAGCCAATTTTAAATTGCTTAAAGACCAAAATATAGGAAAATTTGAAGAAACATTTACAGATGACGGAACCAACCACGTTCGTAAGAATGAACATACATTTTACATGGAATCTCAAAAAACTATTTTATCAAAAGCTAAGAAGGTTGGATTTATTTTAGAAGGACACGCAAATATGGTTAAGTGTAGATATGAATATCAATATTTATATTTTTTAAGAAAACCTAATTAATTAATATGTATAATTAATATATATATATGACCAATAAATATAAGGTTAAAATAACTTCTTACGACTTACCCCTTAAAAATTTAAAAAATATGGTTACGAAATATCAGAAGGAGAAGAAACAAGGTATCATGAAATCCTTCGGTGAATTAATCCAGGATTTCAAAAAGAACGGAAATAAAAGGAAAAAAAGAAAGGAAAAAACGAAGAAGAAGAGAAGAGGTGGTAGTCGTAGAAAGAAGAGAAGAAAGAAACGTACGCGTAGAAGAAGAAGAAAAAAACGCTAAATTAATATTATGATATTTTACATAATATTAAGCATACTTTTATTTATCGTAATTGGCTATATAACTTATAAGGTAAAATACGGTTATTGGACTAAACAACCGGTATTTCACTATCATAATATTTTTTACTGGTATAGTCCTCCTGGTGTAATTGAAAAAGGCGATGTTGAAATTTCAAAATATTATAATCCACAAATAGATTTTATAGAAAGTGATAAGATAACAACTGAAAAAAAAGAACTATTCGCAACTTTACTTAAATCGCACTTTATGCCTTATAAAGGTGAGAAATATGCACCCACAACCGAAGGTGTTATGAATAGTTTTCAAGCACATACACGTACAAGTTATATAGCATTAAATTATGATAACAAAAGGTTAATTAGTGCTTTAGCTACTTTACCAATAAATATTTATTTCGGTGGTAAAAAACAAGAAATATATTATGCGGATTTTTTATGCGTTCATCCAAAATATAGAAAACAAGGCGTAGCACAAAATATTATTAATACAGTAACCACAAATCATAGATTAAAAGATAAAGCACAAAAAGATACCAGTATATTATTTAAGAGAGAGGGTAAATCAATGTTAATTGTTCCTTTAACCATTTATAAAAATTATGTATTTGATATCGAAACGTGGGATAGAAATGTTACTATGGATGAGCATGCATTTATACAACTGATTAAATTAACACGACAAACATCATCTTTATTTTTAGAGTTATTAAACAAATCCGTATATAAATTTAAATGTGCTATATTACAAGATTTGGGACATTTATTATATTTATGTGAAAAGGAAGAATTAATAATTACATTATTGCTCGTAAATAATGAACCCGTAGGATTTTATGTGTTTAGAGACCCCTACATAACCTACGATAATAATAAGAGTATTGAAATGATAGCGTCTTATAATGATAATACAACAAATGAAATTTTTGCTTTAGGATTTTTATGTAGTATAAAACATCTAAATATAAAAACCAAAAGATTATTAATGACTGATTCAGGTCATAACAATATAATACTAAATATTATATTGAAAAAATATAAAATAATTACAGTACTGATGGGTTCGTTTTATTTTTACAACTATGCAACATATCCTCTTATGAGTTATGATGTGCTAAGTTTAGTTTAGCGAGTATATTTTCCAGCCCTTGCGAATGAATCAACGACAAAAATAACAAAAACGCCTAAAAACAAATATAAAACCAATTCCTCAGTTATATTTTCTGTTTTTTCATCCTTATTTTCTTCCATCATATGAATTAAATAATTTAACTTTCTCATTAATTCGTCACGATTAGCGTGATTCATTTCCGAACCTGCTGAAGAATTAGTATAATAAGGGACATAATTATTATATGCTTGTTGGTATTTATCTTTCAATGTTTTGAATCCTTCTGCTGTAATTGCGTGATCTGTGTTTAATTCTTGTGGTTTAAAATTTTCCTTAACATTATCATTTTTGCTTAAAAGTTCTGGTTTTGGAGGCGGATGGAATTCTGCTAAACCTTCTTGATCAGAATCGTCATCATCCGAACCGAACCCCTCCATATTTTCCATTGAATTTAGGAATTGTTCTACCTTTTTAGTTTTTTTTTCTCTCCTTTTAATTGTTCTATTTTTCCTTTTTTTTTCAAATTTCGTATTTAATTCATTATCGCCTTCATTTGTTGGTATTTCCGACCATCCTAGAGTTGTAGACATATTCTTATAAAATTAATAGATTATAATTTATTTTTATTAAACTGAAAAATATATATATTTATGTATATAGAATGAAAAACGTTAAAAATTATATTGAAATGGTTTTATTAATAATATTGGTGGTTTGTATTTATAATGGTGAATGTAAATTATTGAATGACATGATGAATAACACCGTAGGCAAATTATCAATATTGGGTTTAGTGATATTGATTTTAACATATTTTGGCAAAACTGCCGGTGTTTTAGCTGCATGCATATATGTATTTATTTTGCACGTTAATAGGCGTGAGGGGTTTGAAGGTTTGTCTTTAGAAGTTAATACCAAGAAAGAGAAGAAGAAGAAGGGTAAATGGGAAAAGGAAAATGATGAGGATAAAGATGATGAAGATGAGGATAAAGAAGGATTTAGTATTAAAATTGGAAGCGATGATAAAGATGATAAAGATGATAAAGATGAGAAAGAAGGATATTGGGCAAAAAAAAATAAAGAAGGTATGGATGATGAAATTGAAGGTATGAAAAGTACAATTTCCAAATTAGTTAAAAAAGTAAAAAAACTTGAAAAGAAGAAGAAGGAAGGATTTTCTAATTTAAGACAGAACCGGCGGTTAAAAATTAATAATATCAGCGTTTTAAATACAACAGATTTAGATAGAACTATTAAAAAAGATAGCGAAGTGCGTACTCTAAATTCAACGGCATAATTTATTAATGATTGAATAATTTTATATCAATAATTAATATATAATGAAAAATGATAAATTGAAATCTGTATCGAATATGAAGGGGGGTGCGGCACCCAAAGGGTTGATAGCATCTACTATTCATAATATAGTCACGTCTTTTAAAGGTTTAAATGATAGTAAATTTTTTATGGGTGTGGTCATGATAATGATGAATATCGCGTCAAAACATATCAATATAGAGCTAACACCCTCTCAACAAAAGTATTTTAAAAATAATATGGCCAGACAATTATTAATATTCGCCATAGCTTGGACAGCAACGAAAGATGTTTTTATAGCACTTGCTATTACCGCTATTTTTCATGTTTTAGCAATGCATTTATTAAATGAAGATAGTAGTTATTGTATTATACCAAGGTCTTGGAGGAATTTTGAAAAAATATTAGATGCAAATAATGATGGTGAAGTAAGCGAAGAAGAAATAAAAAAGGCAAAGGAAGTTTTAGAAAAAGCAAGACTAAAAGAAATTAAAAGAGAAGCCCTAAGAAATATGAATGATTTTAAAATGTCGCTATATTAATTATAAAATAATAACAATAATTAATATATAATGGATAATGAAGTTATAAGTAAGGAACAAGGGATACAAACCGAAAAGACAGAACCTCAAAAAATGACTGTATCGGGGTCTATTAATATAAATAACAAAACAAAACCAACCGCATTAATAAAAAGAAAAAAAGAAACTCTAATAAAATGTAAAGCCCCCCGTGATAAACGATTTGAATTACATTGGGATTATACAACGAGTAAGAGTGGTTCTCAGGAGTTTACATTTACCGGTAAAGAAATGGGTGAAGGATTTTGGTCTCCCGAAGAGAAAAATAAATTCAAAGTAGGAGACTTAGTTATATTTAAAAAAACAGGGCATCAGAATAATAAGTATAAAGCGAGAATATACGCCAAAACGGGACTTATAAGCAAATTAGACGCATTGAAAAATGGTATCATACAAGAGTTACCAACTATACCTGATTTATATGATATAAAATTTATAGCACCACCGGTTATTAATGGAATACGAAAATTAAAAATGAAAGGTATTTCTCAAGAAAATTTGGAAAAGATTCCAGGATACAGATTCTTTTTCTGTGGTACAGCCAAACCTAATGAAAAAAAAGGCGAAAGCTATAAAGAGCCCGACTTTAAATATAATAAAGATCAACTCAAATCTTTAGTTAAATCGGAAATGAAAAAGGGTTTTATAAAAAAATTACCATGGAAAATAGATAGGATTGAAGCAAGATATACAGATATAAAAAAAGATCCCATTACGGGAAAATATGTTCCACCAGAGAAAATAATTGATACACCTAAAAATTTGAATTTTCAAATAGCAGGTGTGGAATTAATAGATGTTAGTAATCCTATATGTGTTAAAAAAGGAAAAGATAAAGAGACGCATAAATTGAGAGCTAAAGTTCATATAAGATTGGTTAAAGTTGAAAACGGAAAACCTGTTGGCGATTATGACGGTGTTATGTCTATATTAGATTGTAAAGAACATAAGAGAAGAGCTCTCGCTAAACTAGATGAAATTAAAAAAGATTTTTCAGATCAAGCTGTGGATTTTGCTGACTATATTGGTGATAAATTAGACCGAAAATATTCGGAAAACCAATATGGCGAAATGCAATGGTTTCAAAATAAAGGCAAAGAAGAACACTTGGCGACTATTAAAAGAAATAAAAAAAGAAAAGGAGAAGCAGCAGAGCCAGGAGGAGAGAAAGAAGAAGAAGAAGAAACCCCAAAAGAAATAATTAAAGGATGGAAGAATGAAGGTAAAGCAGATGCACAACGATTAAAAAGTTCTATGGGTGCGCTTAAAAAAGGTTTAGAAATTGAAAAAGAAGACGAGAAAGTAAAAGAAGATGAGAGAGCATTGGCTACCGAAGATCCTGTTGAGCACGACCACCCGACTGCGAGCGTTGGGGGTGGTAAAAGAAAAATGAGTAGAAGAAAAAAGAATAAAAAAAGGTCATGTACAAAGAAAAATAGAAGAAATAGAAATAAATAATAATCTATATTTCATCTATCATTGGATCGGTCGGTAATTTGTTTTTTAATATTTCGTTACCGTCTTGGTCTTCCAATTTATGTAATAATTTTTTAAAATCCTCTTTTTCTAAAATAAATTCTAATTTATTAAGTTTTCTTTCGATAATAACCAATTTATCTATTTCAATATCGTCAGCAGTAGGAACCTCATAATACCAATTATAAGCATATTTACTTCCATTGTATATGATTTTCCCGAAGTGCCATGTAAAATCAGCCGCTTCATATAGTAGGAACCCAAGAACCATTAATATATTAATTATTGATATTTTTAATATATTACAAACTTAAATTAACAACATTTTTCTCACTAATTTTTCTTCTACTTTTCCTTGGTTTTTTAAAATCCAACGAACTATTTAATTCTTCAATTTCTTGAATACTAACTGTACTTCGGTTGTCTTCCTTCAAATTAATTTTCTTAGTTTTTAATCCTGATAATAAATCCTTTAAATCGGTTGGACCTTTCATTTCCGGTCTTTTTGGAGGCGAACTTATATTACTAAAAGAGGATTCCATATTTTCAGCATCATTGAAATTTGCTCGTCTGTTGCTAGCACCTGGTCTATCAGAATAAGAACTTTTCATTCTTGGTGGATTTCTTCTTTCTTCTTCGCTTGGACCAGGAGGCGAACCTCTTGGCGGGTCTTGCATCATCGAACCCATAAAATTACCGAATCCCGGATTTGATTCGCCCATACTATTAACTGCTGCTTGTGTAAATTGTTGCATTAATTCTGGATTTTGTTTTAAAATATCATCCATTCCGGGCATAGAGGATTTAAACATGGTATTGGTCATATGAATCATAACAGCGGAACCTCCTAGCATAAATAACAACTTCAATTCAGGAGCTATTTTAGCTTTGCTTGCGTATTTCGCATGTAATTCTCCAAATACATCATCATATTCTTCTACATTTTCATTTACAGATTCAGCCCAACCATCTAATTTTAAATCAAAAGGGTCAAATTTATTATTTAAAAATTCTATACCTGTAATACAAGCCATTAAACATTTTTGTTGAAATTTCACACTGGCTTTTTTCTCCTTTTCAGATTTAATCATTTCATATTCCCCTTTCATTTCGTCTAAACTTGATTGCATTGAGTATTTCTTACTTAATGTAATGCCTTTTTTTTCAATTTCTTCTAATTTTCTTAAGTAAAAGAATTTTTCCTTTAACATTTCTTCATTAGTTATTTGCTTTTTCGCAGGAACATTTAATGTAGGGCTTATAGGAATATCATTAAACTTCTTATACCCATCTTCATCTTGTGTTGAAGATTTAGCACCAGAAGCCCCTTTTAAAATACCACTAGAAAGTGGGGATGAGTTAGGGGATGATATGGGTTCAACATTTAATTGTATATTATTAGTGGCTGCTGGTTTGTTTGTGAAATCAGTCCCACTAAATAAAAAATTACTTTTAGTAGTGGTAACACTTTTTTTCTCTTTAATCGGTTCATCAAGAGATATGGTACTTAATTCTGTTAAATCGTCTAAAACAATATCAGACGCCATACTTTCTTTTTTGTGTTTGTTTGGATTCATTAGTAAATCTGCTCCTGGTCCAAAATTTACGGATTTTCTTGTTGATAGTTGAGGCGATGCGTTTAAAGGAACCTCATTCAATGATATAGAAATTGTCTCTGCCATTATTATAATTAATAGAATTTTTAATTTTAAGTAGTCCGCAATATATATTAATTATTTAGTTTATGTGAAATGTACCATTTTGCTTGTAAAAAACAATCTGCTAAATCGTCCTTCTTTTTATGTTTCTCAAAATGAGGAATCCAATTTGTATTTTCTATTAATTTTCTTGTAATTACAACACTCTCTTTTTTCCTTTCATCATAAGTAGTTTTTTTGTTTCCTAAAAAGTCTTTTAATTTATTATTTGAATTAACAGGAACAACATTTATAACATCGTTTTCTATAAAATGTTGCATTACCATACCTTGCAATGTTTTCATTCTTAATGCTAAAGGCCCTATTTGATTTTCAATAATTACTAAATCTATTTTAACATTTTCAAAAGTTTTATTAAATAATTTTTTCAAATTAATCCCGTATGATACCATATTCATTTCTGTCGTTAGAACATTACTCACAAAATCGTAATAATTATTGGACAAATCAAATATAATATTTCTTAATATATCTTCTTTCTTTTGCTTTTCATTTACAGGAATACATTGTTCATTTCCTATTTTTACTAATTGCGTTTTCTTTAATTTTTTAATTCTTTTATTAGAAAATTGACGTGGTGGTACTTTATACTCCTTAGCGTGTGTTTTACAGTAGAATTTATTCTTCTTAGTATATTTCCCTATTTTCTTACATTTATTTCCATTTTTTTGTTTCCCCATGCAAATATGTTGAGTATTTTCACATAAATCTATTATGTCCCAATCGACTATAGTATATACTCCATCATCTTTATAATCAAGTAAGCAATAAGCCATATTTTTCATACCTACATCAATGCTTAATATTTTCATTATATTAATACTTAATCGATAAATTTTTAAGTATTAATTATAATTGTCCTGACCTCTTAATTAGTAATTGTTCTTGTGTAAGCATAGGACCAGATAATGAATTTTGTAAAGCTTCACGTGATAAATACATGTTTTTCAAATCACTACTTTGGTATCCAAAAGGAACACTATTATCTTGACAATCAGCAAATAAATATTTATTATGATGCGTATTATCGCTACCATTACAACTTTTTGTGCTGCACATTTTGGCTAAATTAGAATTTGCCTTCATAACCTCATTCCCACTGTTAATTAAAAATTGACGATATGCATAATTAGATTTAATTTCATATGTTTTTTTAATACCATTATTATTATTACACGCCGCATCATAATTAGTAAATTGCCTTGAATCACTCATTAAAGGTGGAGATTTATGATGAATATTATTAGATCCTGAATAACAAGTTGCCCAACTCATATTATATAAAAGAACAAGATAATTAATTACTATAAATTATTTAATTAATTATTTTCTAATAGATTTACTAAACCGGCTTTATTTAATTTGGTATATCCTGTTAGACCTTTTTCTGAACAGGCTGCTTTTAATTCAGACACTTTCATTGTGGCGTAGTCTTCAATTTCTTCTTTTACTTCAATGTTTTTAATATTTTCTTCTTCTTCTTTTTCTTCTTGTTCTTCTTCAGATTCTTCGGATTCAACATCATCTAAACTATCTTGGTCATCGTTACTTAAATTAATCGTTTTAACAGAATCTAAATCAAGAACTATCGTTTTTTCTGAATCTGTTTCATTGGTTACTTTTAAAACTTCTACTGTTTTTTTCATTAAATCTTCTTCTTCCCCATCACTTTCTGATTCTTCATCACTTTCTGATTCTTCATCACTTTCTGATTCTTCATCATCACTTCCAGATTCTTCATTATCTGAAACCTTTATTAATTCTTTGTTTACCATTTCTTCTGTTAAAACTTCAGTTTCTTGGGGTAATTGTTCAGAAGCCATTTCATTAACATATCCCAAATTTTTATTTTCAAAAGGGTCTGGTTCTTCTTGATAATATTCCATTTCTTGTGTGTTCGTTGGAGCTTGTTCGTTAGAGAAATTTTGAATCATATTAAACATGCTATCTAATTTTGTTTCTACATTTTCAATTCTATTTTTAAAATAAAACCACAATAAAATAGATGCAACCCCAGTCACACCAATACAAATAGCCATTGCGCGAGCATTGGAAAACATATTAATAATAATTTACATTAAATAATCTTTAAATAAACGAGAAGCTTATTCAATATTTTCTATTATTTCCTCAGCTTTATTTATTATAGAAATGGGGTAATTTAATGATTTCAATACAGCCAACCCACCTTTGGTCGTTGAATAACCGGGAACCAATTTATATGTATTGTTAGACACATGATTTTCAACAAATGTTTCCATATTGTAATTTTTGATTTTCTTATTATCTCTAAATAATTTGCATAATTTAATGTAATGTGTAGTTAATATAATTTTTACATTTTTATTCTTAATAATATGGTCTAAATAACCGTATGCATTTGATATAGCTTCATATGGATTTGTTCCCGAATATAATTCGTCAAATACACAGAAATGTCTATCTTTATTATTTTTTTCAATTATATCAAGTATATTTTTACATCTCCTTGCTTCCGATTGGAATAAGCTGTCGCGCGAGCAACTATCTGGTATATTTATATATGAATGTATATATTTGTATGGATTTAATACACCTTTTCTATAAAATCCAAAACCAGTTTGTTGTGTAAATATTAAATTTATAATAGTTGATTTTAATAAAGTTGTCTTACCAGCAGCATTAGGTCCGGTGATTATCATACTCTTACTTAATGATATGTTGTTTTTGATGGGATTTGATTCTTTCAAAGATGGATGATAAATATCTTTAAAGGAACATTTATTACTAGATGAAAATTTTATAGGATTGATATCTTTGTTTAAAATATTATCATTCAATCCGCCCAGTGTGTCTATATATCCATTAAATCCCAATGAAAACAATAATAAATCATTAATATTAGTATCATAATGTAATTTATAAAACGTTTTCATAATTACTCCAAATATTCGTACTGTTTTAATTGTTTTGGTTTTTTCAGGCAAAGCATCTAATTCATTAATAAAATTTTCATTGTTATGTATCGCATTTTTTAAGTTACTATTAAATCCAGTGTAAGTATTATAAGGTTCAATTAATCCAGAAAATTTTATCATATTATCATTAGTATATTTCAAATAGTTTTTTAATGAATTTATTTTATCAATGATATAATAAGCATTTGTATAGAAATGATAGCAAGATACAATGTTTTGATAAATACTATATAAATAAAATCCTAACATTACCAAACCATACACCTTTGTTTTTATTGATGCTCCCTGAAAATTCATAAGAATTTGTCCAAGTTGATTTTTGGCTATAATTTGTTTTAAAATATGAATATAATTATTAATGTTGATATTGTGTCCTAATAATTTCAAGAAAAAGAAAGGTAATATAAGCATTATTAAAGGTGTTACTAATTGTAATAATGGACTTGTTATATTTAATATGCTTAATATTTGCAATAATATTGGGTTATAATTCAACCACTTAAGTTTATCCCATTCAATATATTGATATTTTTCTTCAATATCTTCAATTCCCTTTATTTCACTCCAATCATTTGTCATTTTATTTACAATATCAACGTTTTGTGAAATATCAAAATTTGAATATATTTTTTGCGATTCTTTCAAAAATTTGCTATCATTTGTGTATCCTTTTCCCCAAGATTCTATGGTTATTTCTCCTACAGTTGTTTTTGGATTAAATAAATGATTATATACAGGAGCATTTGAATTATCAACAGTATTCAGTAATTCTAAATCATTATTAATATTATCATTTATAGGAATATGTTCTCTATATTCAATAGGTAATTTGAATGTTTCTTTAATATTTTCTTTATTCATTTGAACAACGATAAGAAAATATTAAACTATTATAAACTTAATATTGTATTTAAACATTTAAATGTTTTGTGAAATCGATGGGCATTTCCATAATTTGCGTTTCGTAATGTTTTTCAAATCGCGCTAATCTATTTGTATCGTATTTCGTCTGAAAATTAATAGCGATCCCTTTTCTTCCCCATCTTCCCGAACGCCCGATTCTATGTAAATATGTATTTTCATCGCGAGGGATATCAAAATTAATAACAATACTTACTTGTTGAACATCTATTCCTCTTGCGAATAGGTCAGAAGTTATCAAAACACGACAACCACCGGATTTGAATTCTTTATAAACACTTTTTCTTTCCTGATCATTCATTTTTCCGTGTATTTTTTTAACAGGGAAATCATCAGTCATCATCGCTTCTTCCAAGTCATTAACCCTATTAACGCTATTACAATATATAATAGCTTGCGATATTGATAATCCACTAAATATATCTTTGATAGTTTCATATTTATGAGTATCATCCTCTAAATTAATATAGTATTGAGCTATTCCTTGCAATGTTAATTCATCATTTTTAACTAAAATTCGTGTAGGATTTTTCATGAAGGTTGAAGTTAAATCGTGTAAATCTTTCGGCATTGTTGCGGAAAATAATGCAATTTGAACATTATTAGGCATGGATTTGAATATTTTATACATTTGATCTTTAAACCCTGAAGACAACATTTCATCAGCTTCATCCAAAATCAACAATGATAAAGAATCTGTTTTTAAAAATTTTCTACGAATTAAGTCATTTACTCTACCAGGAGTTCCCACTACAATTTTTGGATGTTTTGTATTGAGAATTTTTTTATTTTTATCTACAGAAGTCCCTCCTACTAATAGTGTAGGATTTACGTCTTTAATATATCTTGAAAGATTTTCAACTACGTTAAGAGTTTGGTCCGCCAATTCATGCGTTGGGGCCAATATTAATACTTGAGGACCTTTTACATCCTTCTTTAAAATATTTAATGAACCGATTACAAATGCTCCTGTTTTGCCTGTACCCGATTGTGCTTGTGCTGTAATATCTCTTCTACGACCATTATGTATATTTTTAGTCATAGGATACAATGCCTTTTTTTGTATAGAACTTGGTTTTTCAAAACCAAAAGAATAAATTCCTCTTAAGACATTATTATTTAAATCCAATTTTTGGTCTTCCCAGCTTTCTATTTCGTATTGCTCATGATTATTTCTAATCTTTTCCTCGTTTGTTATTGAAGTCATATTAAATATATTCTATTTATTTGTTTAAGTATTTTTAAAAATGGTTTAATTATTTAATATAAATGATATAAAAATAAATTATAACATAATATCAATATGACTAAGTATACATTAGAAGATTACAATAAAATACAAGAGACTTTTAATATAGAAGAATTAAGTACGATAACAATAAAAATAGTTAATGATTTGGCGAAGAAAGTTGGTGCGCCGAATTATAGTAAAACTCCTATTTTTAAGAAAAAACCGGGTAATCAAAAAAAATATCATATAAACAAAGAGGATTGGGAACAAATTAGGAATTTTAAAACAACCCAATTGAAAAAAAATCAAGAAGGTATTGAATCTAAAATGGACTTGTTGAGGATTAATTTAAACAAATTAACACAAAGCAATTACGATACTATTTCAAATGAAATATTTAATTTTATCAATAATATAATCGATAAAGGTAAGGATGAAAAAAAAACATATGAAATATTACTAAAAATTGGTCATTCTATATTTGAAATTGGTTGTTTGAATGTGTTTTGGTCGTCGTTATATGCTAAATTGTTTCACGATTTAATTAAACAATTTAAAATAATGGATGAAATATGCAAGAATAACTTAACTACATTTTTGAAAATATTTGACGAAATAGAATGTGTAGAATTGGATAGTAATAATTATAGTGAATTTTGTGATTGTAATAAAAAGAACGAGCATAGAAGAGGGATGTCCAGTTTCTTTATTAATTTAATGATGAATAATATAATTACAAAGGAATATATATACAATGTTGTTAATAATTTGTTAGACAAAATAAGTTCTACATCAACGGATGAAGCATTTATAAATATAAATGAAGAAATAATTGAAAATATATATATTATATTAACTTCTGGAAAAGATATGTTGAAAGATACAAAAGATTGGGAAGGTATTGTAAGAACTATTGAATTTTATTCCGAAGGTACAGATGATGTCGCCATATCTAAGAAGATCCAATTTAAATGCTTGGATATAATTGATGAACTTGATGAATGAATTTAAAAAGAAGATTCTATAAATATTTAATATGGAAAATATTAAATGTTCAATCATAGAAATCAAAAAAGACAAAAGAACTTCCAATGTGGAAGATATTATGAAATGTATAGAAGAAAACGAAAAAGAAATAAAAGACGATGATGGTCAAAATTTTTCAACCATATATTTCTTAATGGAAGAGGAATATAATGAATTTACGAAAAAAGAATTGGAACGAATATGTGATTATTATAGTATTAATAAACGAAAAAAGCGGAAAAACGATTTAATACAAGATATTATTATTTTTGAACAAGATATACTAAATAGTGAATTAGTAGATAAAAGAATTGAAATGTGGTATTGTATAGAACAAATTAAGAATGATAACTACTTAAAAAAATTTTTAATATTAGAGTAAGGTATATATGACTACAGTAAATTCAAATATTTCAACACATGTTTCTTATACGAAACCAAAAATAAAAATATATAAAAACGATAAAGGCAAAAAAGTAACACCTTATAAAATCAAATTGCAATTTAAATCTGAAGAAATTCCTGTAATAATAGCTTTAGGTGAAATTAGGAGAGAATATTCTGGAAAATTCAACATTTTATATTGTCCGGTTTATATCGTATTGGGTGATAATATTAAAGCACTTTCATTCCAACAAATAGGTGTTTATGAATTTTTTGCCGCTTCTGAAGAACAATTAAAACACGATGATGGAGATTTTGATATTCGTTTAATAGAAGGTCCATTGTTGTATGATGGATTTGATTCTAAAAAAATTAAAAAGCTTTTAAATGAAAAACCATTATTGAAGGATATGGATGAAAGAGAAATGGAAGAGGCTGAAAAAGCTTCTGAAATTAAAGAAATGAATGTGAAAACTGGTGAAAAAATAGCAATAGCAGCAAAACCTTTACTTATTTCATTAGAAATAGAAGATGACGATACAGTTGATCATAAAGATGAGTATAGTGAAAAAGAATATCGTAAAATAGTTAAAGACTATGAAGCAATGGGAGTTAATGCACCAAAAAAGAATTGGTTACAAAAGAAATTTCATGATTTTTATTACAAAATCCACCCTAATTCAGGGAAAGGGGATTGTTTTTTTATATCATTAGCACAAGCATACAAATATATTGGGAGAAAAGTTACGGGGAAAGAAATAAGAGAAAAATTGGCTACCAATATTCCCGAGAAGACATATAAAGAATATGAAGAACGATATTCGATGTTTAATAATTTCCTTCAAAAAAATAAAAAGAGTCAGGAGGATATATTAAAGAGATTTAACGAATTAAAAAAAATGAAAAAAAATAAAGAAACACAATTTGATGATATAAGAAAATCTATTGGACAAAAAGCTTTAAAAAAAGACCCTCGCTATAAAGAAATTAAAGCTATTCGGGATAAAATGCAACAGATGTCGGAAGAATATAAAAGCAAAATAGATGAGTTTAAGGAAACTACAGTCAATTTAACCGATGTTGATTTTATGAAAGATGTTAAAAATTTAGAACAATTTAAAGATATTATTAGAACATCAGATTATTGGGCAGATGATAGTAGTATTAGGATTTTGGAAGAAGTTTTAAATATCAAAATTATAGTTATAGATAAGAATAATAGAAAGGGATTAATACATTGCATTGATGCGAGTGATTCCATAAAGGCTAAGGGATTTTTTAAACCTAAATATTATATCATTGCTGATTTAGATTCTAAGCATTATCAATTAGTTTCTTATAAAAATAGAAAGATGTTTCGTTTTCACGAATTGCCTCATTCTATAAAGGAAGAGATAAAACACGCTTGTTTAATTAATTCGGGACAAGGTATTTATAATTTTATTCCGAAGTTTAATGGGTTGATAAAAAAGGTCGATGATGATGATGATGATGATGATGAAGATAGTAAAATAGCAACAATAGATGCGACCGCTGAAGAAGAAGATAATAAAGATTTCAAAGATTATAATGAAGATATAGTATTTGCTTTTTACAGTAAATCAAAGGACGCAAAACCTGGTAAAGGAACAAATGAAAAAATTCCAAAAGAAAAAGAGGATGATTTTAAAGAATTAAATAAAGAGAAGCATTGGAGAAGAGTATTATCTAATTTTCACACAGTATCACAACCTTTTGAATTGGATGGACATATGTGGAATTCGGTAGAACATTATTACCATGCATGTAAATTTAAAAATTATACGGAAGGATCCGAAAAACATGATTTTTATTTAAAATTCACAGCTGAATCTAATTCTGAAGTATCAAAAGACCCTGTTAAGGCCAAAAGTTATGGAGGAACAGATTCCAGTCATAAATACCGCCCAAAACATATTTTAATGGATGATGATTTTTTCAATGGAAATCACAAAATCGCCATGGAAAAAGGACAAAGAGCAAAATATATGAATGACGGCCATAGTCAAAAAGTGTTATTATTAACGAAAAACGCAAAATTAGTACATTACACCAGTAATAAAGGTAAAGGTAAAGTCTCAAAATTAGTAACATTTTTCGATACTATGAAAATCCGGAAAGAATTAAATAATAAATAATTATATAAAAATGAAAATTTATATAATTAATATATAAATGACGAGCAAAAAGATAATAACAGATTTTTTCAAAGCAATAAAAGGGAAATTTGTGTTTTATAAAAATAGTAATGTTTATAATAAAATAATTAAAGGGTTTTATAAAGAATTAAAAGCAATAAAGAAGGTAAAATTTGTACTAAAAAAGGTCCCGTTTTCTGAAACAAGTTTAAGTAAAAGTCATTTTGTTTCCAAGGAGGCAAAAAAAGCATTGAAGAAAATCAAACATTCACATGAATCAACTTTTACTATTGGTAATACAGAGATTACTGTATCATTATTAACATTAAATAATGTATCCACGCAAAAAAGATCTGAACATATGCATAAGGTATTTAAATTATTATCATTTATGTTAGGAATGTCTACATTGGAAATGGAAACTTTACATATAGTTCTGTTTCTTCACGATGATAAGAAAATAATAACAGATAAGTATGAAATTTTGTCTCCCAAACATGTTAATACGGCCGTTACATATGCATGTTCTAAAAATGGACAAATTTTTTTATACAGAAGCGAAGAGTGGTTTAAAGTGCTTTCTCATGAATTGATGCACAGTCTTTGTTTGGATTTTTCAGGATTAGATATTAAAACCTTACAAAAAAAAGTAAAAACTATTTTTAATATAAAAAGTGAGTTTGAAATAAGTGAATCTTATAGTGAATTTTGGGCCACTATAATTAATTGTGCTTTCTTATCTTTTGATATTAGTACATCATTTAAATCGTTTAAAGAGAATATTACGATGATGATAGATTTTGAAAGAATATTTTCATTATTTCAATGTGTAAAAATATTAAAATATATGAAAATAGATAATTACGAATCATTTATTAACGAACAAAGTAATTTATATGAAGAAAAAACCAATGTGTTTGCTTATTATATATTGAAAACTATATTATTATATAGGTATGATGAATTCATTTCTTCGTGTAATTCTAATAATAATCCATCAAATCCGGTATTATTTTATAAATCCCCGTGTAATTTGAATAATTTATATGAATTTATATTTTCCAATTATTATACGAATGGTTTATTGGATGATTTTAAAGTAATGGATGATGTTTTTTCCAACATTAAAAATAAAGTTTTATTACATACTATGAGAATGACCTTATTTGAAAAAAAATAAAATTGATTTAAATAAAATATTATATTCAAATCAATAATACAAACATGGGCATCAGACAATTAAATAAACTAATTAGATATCATTCGCCCCTTGAAACTATAAATTTGGTCGAATTGAAAAATAAGGTAATAGTCATAGATATTATGATTTATATTTACAAATTTTTAGCCAACGATGCGTTATTGGAAAATATATATTTATTATGCGTATTATTAGATAAACACAATATTGATCCAATTTTCATATTTGATGGACAGAAACCCGCTGAAAAAAATGCGGAGCTGGAAAGAAGAAGAAATAATAGAAAGAAGGCTTGGTTAAAATATGATACCATGGTAGAAAATTTAAATGAAGAACAATTAAATACAGAAGAAACACAAAGAGAATTATCCAGATTAAAAAGACAATGTGTAAAATTGAAATCTTATCATATTAAAGATGTGCAAAATTTAATTTTATATTGCGGGATGAAATATATTATAGCCGACGGCGAAGCAGATAAATTATGTGCTGAATTAGTTATTAATAAAACAGCATATGCTTGTATGAGCGATGATATGGATTTGTTTGTATATGG